AATAGAGATACTTCAATAACAACAAATGTGCAACAAGCAGATGAGGATTTAAGAAAAGATATGATTCTTACAGAAGCAGGTCTTGAAATTACAATCCCTGAAACTCACATGTTGTATTCATTTACTGACTTAAATTAAGGAGAAATGAATAATGAGAAGTGATTATCTAAATGAAAACAGTTCACTAACTGGTACTTATGTAAAAAAAGTTAAAAAAATTACTGAGAACTATACGGTGACTGAAGCAGATAGTGGAACTGTCTTTTTAGTGCATCCAACTGCAACAACTGAATTAGATTTGCCAACTGTGGCAGACCTACCTGTAGGTTGGTGTTGTGAAGTTTGGGTAACTGAAGATACAGATGGTTCTGATGGTGGAATGGGCCAAAAAGTTAATATTGACTTTGGTTCTGGAGCTGATATCGTAGGCTTTATAGCATCTATTGCAGATGCTGCAGGTGATGTTGCAGTTAATAATGATGATTTTATCAACTTTACTGCTGCAGCTAGTCCTGGCGACCATGTTAAAATATTTACTGACGGAAATCGTTGGTATGTAGAAGGCATGGCTGCTGCTTGTGGTTCAGATACATTGTTCCATACTGGTGCTGCTTAATCCGAATCAATAAGGATTAATAGTTTTGTAGAACTATGGGAGCTATCGTATAAAGGGTGGCTCCCGAATCTACATAAGACAATGATAATTTTATAAACAAGGAGAAGGTTATGGGAAGTTTCCCAGGTGGAACAGTTGTAAGGGTAACCCCTACATTAACAACTGATGCTTATGCAGCAGGAGATGCTTTATTTTTAGCTACAAAAATTCCAAATGCAGTATCAAACAGAGGTGGAGTTTCATATTTATCAGCTATGTATTTTTTAGATAAAAGCGATAATGATGATGGTGATACCGATATAATATTTGGTTTTCAAGAAAAAGAAGGTACGACTATAGCATCAGGCGGAATAAATACAGGAGTAGATATATCTAATTCTGATTTAGCTAATAATAAAATTCTTGGATATGCAAGAAGCATAGGTGATAATGCTACAACAGCATCACATATTGATAATGCTAGAATACATATGGTTTTTCCAGGAGGCGGAGTAAATGAAAATGCTGGGCCAAATTTAATGTTAAAAGCAGATGCAGGTTCAACAGATGTTTATGTTTGGGCAGTATTAGAAGCAAGTACTCCAACTTATGCAGTTGATAGTTTAGAACTAATATTTCATATTAAATATTTAGATTAAGATGGCTAAAAGAAAAGGATTATGGGCAAATATACATGCCAAACGTAAAAGAGGAGAACGTCCAGCAAAACCTGGCGAAAAAGGCTATCCTAAGACTTTAGATATTATGAAAGAAGGTGGCCCCGTTAAAGGTTCAGTAGAAGATTTAAAATTAGTTGTGAAAGAATTGAAAAAAGCTTCAAAATTGCATTTAGGACAATCTAAAAGAGTAGATAAACATTTAAAATCTATGAATCATGGAGGTAAGTTAAAAGGGCCGTCACATGATAAAGGTGGTATCCCAATTGAAGTTGAAGGTGGGGAATATATAATTAAGAAAAAGTCAGTTAACAGTAAAACAGAGCCAGTATTGGAATATATAAACAAAAATGGTAAATTACCGAATGAAAATAATTATAATTATCCAACAACTGACGCAAGGAAAAGGAGTAAAAAATAATGCCAGAAGTAGGAAATAAAAAATACCCTTATACTGAAGAAGGTATGGCTGCTGCAAAAGCAGAATCAGAAAAAACGGGTATTCCAATGAAAGATGGAAGTATGAGAAGTGAGCAAATGTATGCAGGTGGTGGTAAAACTGGATACAATATGATAGGTATGGAAAAACCTATGATGATGGGCGGTGGTAAAATGAAAATGGAATATGGACATGGCGGTATGACTGGCATGAAAAAATATGAAGAAGGCGGAAAAGCAATGAAAGCTGTTGATGCAGAAAAAAATCCAGGTTTATCTAAATTGCCTAAAAAAGTAAGAAATAAAATGGGGTACATGAAAGAAGGCGGAAAAGCTAAGAAATGAGAATATATTACTGCAGTAAGTGTTCAAGAAAAACCGAAGTACCAAAAAACACAACTAAACAATGTGAATGTGGAAATGTGTTTGGAACTACAGGAAAAGTATCAGACCATATAAATATGAGAACAACTTGGAGCGGACAAACAAAAATTGAATTTAATTCAACAACAGTTGATGAATCAATTAAGGCAATGAACAAAGGTAAAAGATAATGGCTAATTTTGATGTACAAATATTAGATTTAGTAAATACATCAGAATTTATTGATAACTCTGACAACCAAACAGCAATGGATGGTTTTGCAACAGATGCAGTTAAAGAAATCATTAACATCCTTCCCAGAGAATTAAAAATAGAATGTGCTACAATAACTTCATTAACTTCTTCTACTCCTATGGATTTAGATGCAGCTGGAAAAATATTTCATGTTACTCGTGAAAATGCTGATGATGGTTATCAAATAGGATGTAGAGAAATTAATCCAATTTATGGAGGTTCAACAGAAGATTCAAGCAGTTTGCATAAAGCAAGTGCAACTGACCCTGTATATTGGATTGAAAGTGATACTGGAGGAGACCCAAAATTATTTGTAAAACCTAATCCAACTGCAAATCAACCTGCAAGAGTACATCATGTAGCATTTCCAACTGTTGACGTATCAGCTGTTTCGTCTATTGTTAACTTTCCAGATGAAGCTGAATATTTAGTTGTTTTATATGCAGCTATTAAAGTAGCTGAATCTTTAATGATTAGCGAAGAAGACCCCGAATTATTTGCTCCAATTATATCAACATTAAAACAAGATTACGATAAAGGCATACAAATGTTAATAGCTCAAGGAATGCCTAAACAACAAGAACAAGGAGCTAGATAATGACAGCAAAAAATATTATAGAACAAATTGAAAAATTATTTGGCAGACAGCCTGAGCAATATATGTTTCAATTAATTAATGATGCACTTGATGATATTGCATCATCTAAAAGAAATTTTACAACATCTAAAGTTACAGATTTAAAAAAACATCAAAGATGGTATGCATTAGACGATGACGTTATAGATATAAAAAGAGTTGAAATTAAAGATACTAATGATAGATATATAATGGTACCAAAACTTTCAGACTCTCATAAAATTTTAAGAGAAGACACAGACAATAATTCAGCTACATGGTCAGAATTAAATGGAAGCGATGATTCGTTAACATAGGAGATATATGGCAACAAATAAAAGAACATATCCAAATAGCTATTTTGCATGGTATAATGATGAAGACAGATTAGCAGTTGTTTGTGAAGATATATCAGGTACTGGCGAAAGAACTACAGAAAAATATGATACATTTCAAGGTACTGGGAATTTAAGCGGAACAATAAGTGATGCAGACTGCTCAGGCACTACCATAACTTTTACAACAAGTGCAGCACATGGTCTTGCTACAGGAGATAGAGTAAGTATATCTGGAACTACAAATTTTAATGATGATAATTTAGCAAGTCAATCTGTAACTGTAACAGGTGGAACTACATTTACAATGACTCGTTCAAGTTCAGATTCTAATACAAATGAAACAGGCACTTTTACATCATTATTTATTGATAATGGTTTAAGAATTACATATACAGCTAAATACGCAACAATTGATGCAGTTACTGAAGATTTAAAAACAACCGCAGGATTAGATTCAGGTTTACATCCAGCTGTTGTATGTTATATTAAAGCAAGAATGTTTGAAGATGCAGGAGATTTACAAAGAGCTCAATATTTTAAATTAATGTATGAGAAAAAAATGAATCAATATCCATTAAGAAAAAGCGGAGTAAGAACTTTATCAGTTCCTAAATTATAAAATAGTTTTTTGAAATAGAGGTAAGTATGACAAATAAACAACAAAGTGTTGTTAGGAGAGCTATTGTTACTCCTGATAAACACTTTCCTATACACGATAAAAAGGCCATAAAAATCGTTTGTAAGGCCATAGAAATTGTAAAACCAGACATTTATATTGATTTAGGTGATACTGGTGAATGGGAGCACTTTAGTTCGCATTATTGGAAAGGAAGAAGTGCAAAACCAATGGAGGATTTAATTCCTTTATTAAATAAAGATGTTAAAGATGTAAACAAGGGAATGGACATAATAGACAAATCTCTTGATAAAGTAAATTGTAAAGAAAGACATTTTGTTCAAGGAAATCATGAAGTTTGGCTTGATAAATTTGTAATAAGATATCCTTATTTACAACAATACAAAACAGAAAATGCTTTAAATATAGAAAAAAGAGGGTATGAATATCATCCCTACAATAGAAAAAAACTATTAAAAATTGGAAAGCTTAATTTTACTCATGGTAAATTTGTATCTAAGTATCATTCTTTTAAACATTTAGATGTGTATGGTGAAAGTATAATGTATGGACACACACATGATTTACAAAGACACACTAAAACTAATGCAGGTGGAACTATAAGTGCATGGAGTTTAGGATGTTTAAAAGATATAGAAGCAGATGAAGATTGGCTTAGTGGTAGATTGACTAATTGGAATCATGCATTTGCAATTATAGATTTTTTTAAAAACGGAGATTATAAAGTCGAAGTTGTTGAAATAATAAATGGAAAAACCTCATTATGGGGTAAAGTAATAAAAGGATAACCAATGGATTGGCTAGTTATATTAGAAAGATACGGAATCCCCTTAGTTGTAGCAGTAGCCTTTTGGATATTTATACAAAAACAAAATAAGTTTATACAAGATGAACTTCAAAAAGAACTAAGAGAATCCTTTAATCGTGTTGAAGGGATTATTATAAAGCTAATAGATAACTCCAAACGACAACAATTAGAGCAAAAAGGTATTGAAAATAGCTTTAAAACACTAGTCACTATAATAGCTGAATTAAGCGGCAATGGTTTGAAAGACAAATTCTTGAGAATGCAAGAGAAAAATGAAAACAAAAAATACTAGGAGAAATAATGGCTAATATAGCTAATCAGTTTACAGGTCTGCCTATAGAAAACCTGATAGCTGCACCTTTGATGGCAGCTGCTGAAGGACAAAAAAGCCTTGCAGCAACAACTGCTCAGTTTATAACTGAAGTAGGAATGGATAGTAGTGGCAATACAAAATCAGTTGCTTTTAAATATGAAGATGGTTCAGAAGCAGTTGCGTTAGATGTGCCTTTATTATCAATAATTAATATACCAAGTTTATGTGTAGATAGTATTGATGTAAACTTTGAAATGGAAGTATCAACTCAATCAGCTAGTAAATCATCTACAGATTCATCTGCAGAATTAAGTGTTAAAGGCGGATTTGGATGTTGGAGTGCTTCATTTAAAGGAAAAGTATCTCATCATTCTGAGAATAGTAGAAAGTCTGATTCATCTGCTAAATATTCAATTGCAGTTAAAGGTAAACAAGAAAAACCTGAAGGCCTTATGAAAGTGTTAGATATGTTAAATAATAGTATTGGAAAACAAAAATCTGCACCTGCAAGCGATGGACAAGGTTAAACAAGGAAATTTTTTAGACCATCTTACAAAGGGCCTTTATGATGCTGTGGTTCAAGCACAAGCATTAGCAGAGAATCAACATATAGAGGCCTTGAGTAAATATGTAAATGAGGATGGAACTCCTAAATGCATGAGGATGGTTATTAATGGAGAAAATGTTATGGTTCCTTTAGCCACATTAGCTCCACAAAGTTCTATAAAAATTAAAGAGTTAACAATGGATTTAAAAGTAAAGTTAACTAATTTTGGTAAAAGAAAGTCTAAATCAGGTGGAGGTATTTTTAAAAAACAAGATGCTGGTGCTGTTAGTGTAGATTTAGCTAATTCAATTTTACCAGGTAAAAATAATTATGCTAATTTAAAAATAACTTTTGAAGGAACAGAACCTCCTGAAGGAGTTGTTAGATTAAACAATCATTTAATAAAACAAATACCGTAATGAAAAAAGATTTTGAAACAGATATAACATTACATCTAGCTAGAATATCAGGAGATGTAGGGCATATAAAAGAAAGAGTTGATGAAGTTGTTAGACATCTTGAAGTAATGAATGGACGTTTAAGAGCTGCTGAAAATAGTTTGTCTGCTCATAAAGCTGTAGGCATTACAATGGTTACTGTATTAACAATAGCAATAAGTTTAGTAGGAATACTGCAATGATAGAGCATTTTAGAGATTTACTTTATTTTATGGCAGGATTTTTTACAACATTTTGTTTAGGATATATGTTATATAAGGATGAAAAATGATACAAGCAATTATAGTAAAAGCAGTTATAGGTAAAATTATGGATGCTATTGAAAAAGCAGACGATAAACGTATTGCAAGTAATCATGATGCTAGAATTACAAGATTAGAAAAAATGGCACATCCTCAAGCAGATTGGATATGTTTAGAATGTAAATGTAAAGCAACAAGAAAAGAAGTACCAACCAAAAAAGGAGATAAGTAAATGGGCAAGATATTAGGTGCAATAGCTACTAAATTATTAAGTCAAAAAGTAATGATTGCAATATTATTGCAGTTAGGAGATTGGCTTGTATTAAGAAGCGAAAATAAACTTGATAATAAAATATGGGCTGAAGTAAGAAAAGCTTTCCACGAATCTAATGCCTAAACAAGTATTAAAAGTAGATAATTTTAAAGGTGGTGTAAACTCTCTTTCTGATGCACGAGACATTGAAGATAATCAATTTGTGCAAAATTGGAATGCAGTTACAGATAAAGATGGTGTTATTAGAGTTGCAGGAGGAGGAGAGTATTATCTTCAAAATTTACCAATTGATGTAACTAATCAACAAGCTGGATATGGATTATTTGCAACATCTGCAGATGTAGGTGGAGAATTAATTGAAGGTAATTTAAATTTTGCATTTGAAGAAGGAGCTGTAGCTGGATATGCATCAGGAACTCCTTCAATAACTTTAGCTTCAAGCCCTACGTATAATTCAAGTACAAATCATGATGCAGAACATTTTTATAAAAACAAAACCATTACTATATATAAAACAGCTGATGGAGCAGCTCCACAAGGAGAAACTAGAAGGATTACAGCATATGCTGCAGATACACAAGTTGCAACATTAGATTCAGCATTTAGTGCAGACCCATTAACTAATGGTACTGAGTTTTATAAAATATTTAATTGGTGTGGGGATGGTTCTACTTTTGGTAATAGTGGTTCTACTAACTATGTAGACAAAGGAGGAACAGATTTTCCATATGATGATACTGAATCTTATAATCCTGATTATAGTGATTCTTATTTTTTAAGAACAAAAGTAAGCAGTATTACAGATGAATTATCAAAAGATTTAGGGCATATTACTTATAATGCAAAAACAACAGGTTCTGATTTTACAACAGATTCAACAGATATTGGAGCTACTACTTTAAAAGCAGGTATTGATTACACATTATCATTTTATTGTAAAGCAGCTTCAAGATATTATGGATACATATCAAATGCTGTTCACGATGGAAGCAGCACAAATGAACTTGAAAGAGTTCCTTTTGTTCAATTATATTCAAACACAGTTACAGATGGAACTAATACAGGGTTGCATTTGTCTCAAACTCAAAATGGAATATTATTTTTAAGCGGGACTGATTCTACTTATGAATATGCTGATGACCTTACAAAAAATTATATTACAAATGGAGATTATGAAACAGGTGCTTTTGATGGAGGTTCTTTAGGATATAGTGATACATACGACCCTCCAACTAATTGGCTTGCATATGACGGGTTTGCTCATAATACAAATAATACAATAACTTATTCATATATAAGCGGTACTAATTATTTTGGAGCAGGTACTAATAATGAGGGTGTTACATTAAATATGGCATCAGGTAGTGCTTTTGCCTGGGAAAATTCTTATTGGGATTGGTCAACTGAAGATACTGGAATAATAGCTCCATCATTTGTTCCTAATTGTTTTTTATATCAAGAAATTACAATTCCTGATAATCAATGGTATGAATTGTTTTTTGCATATTCAACAAGTGCAAGCGGAATGAATTATGCTATAATAGATAGAACAAATTTAAGAAATACAGCTGTTTATGCAGCAGAAGCAGAATCTCAAAGCGATGGAGATGTTGTTTTAACAGTTGATAATGGTAGTGGTGCTGCATCTGCGGCAACTGATACATTATTAAAAAATAAAATTATATGTAAATCTGATGGCACAGTTTTAGGAGTTTGCACCGCAGTTAATAGTAATACTGAAATAAGGTTTGCAGCAGGAACAGCTTCTAATATAGCTAATAATGACGTTTTATATACAGCTTCATATATTACTCCTTGGCAAGCTTTGCAACATACAGGAGCTGTAACAACTTATAAATATATTGGACAAACAAATACTAATTCAATTCCTAAACCTCATAAATTTTTTGCACCAAATAATTCTGGAAACGATATAAAAATAACCGTAGCTTTTGCTCCACAAGCAGCTAGCACTAATATTAGATTAGACGGAATATCTTTAAAAAAATCATTCCCAGATTTATTATCAATGGCAAATAAATCTAGAATAGGTAATCCATATAGTGATGATATTTTAGGATGGAATAAATATCAATTTAATTTTAAAATTCCTTCAGAATATAATGATGCAACAGATTGGGTTCTAAATTTAAATGGAGGAAGTTTTGGTTTTCAAAATGGAGCAACAGGAAGTGTTGATAATCAAACTGTATATTTTGCAGGAATTAGTTTAACAACTCAAACAGAATCAGATAATTTAATATTTTTAAATTCAAATGGAGCTAATGAATCCGAAATTATGATTTATTCTGAAAATACTACTAAATGGGCAGGAAGTTTAATTACATTTGGTTCAGGAAAACTTGCCCC